TTGAAGAGGAACAAAACCGAAATGCCATATCGTCGTATGAATCATAGTGTCGATCCCAAGAAGGTAATTCTTGATGACATGGGCGACATCTCAAATGTGAAACTGTTTAACAACCAAGTTCTGGTGGCTATTTACTTGCGCCCAGAGCAAACATCGACTGGTGTTTGGTTGCCAGAAAAGAACCGCGATGAAGACAAGTATCAAGGCAAAGCTGGGCTTGTGATCAAGCTTGGTCCGTTAGCTTTTGACAAAGAAAACGATAACTTTTTCAAAGACGTAGACGTTAAACTTCACGATTGGGTTTACTTCAAACCGTCTGATGGATGGTCCATCACGGTGCATGGGGTTCTCTGCCGCATTCTCGATGACAGCGCCGTTCGGGGCAAGGTCAATGCGCCGGATGTTGTTTGGTAAGGAGTAAATGATGTCAGATGAAGAACAGAAGGACAACATTGAGGTTGTCATTGAAGCGCCAGAGGCTGAAGCCAATGCCGCCGCACCAGCCAATGAAGTGCCATTTGATAAAGGCATTGAGGCTCTCAAAGCCCAGCTTGAAGAGGAAAAGCAAAAGCGTCTTGCAGCCGAATCAGCTGCACATGAGGCTGCTCGTGTCGCTCAACAAGCTAAGGTTGAGGTTGCAGATAATGAAATGCACCTCATTAACAATGCAATTGAAGCTGTAAAGCGCAACGCAGACCTATTAAAGCGTGAATATGCCGAGGCATTGGCCACTGGTGCGTACGATCGTGCCGCTGAGATGCAGGAACTTATCGCCAGCAACTCTTATAAGCTGTCCAAGCTTGTAGATGGCAAGGAAGCATTGCAAAACCGGCCAGCACCGAGTGCCCCGACAATCAATGACCCGGTTGAACAAGTGGCATCACAGCTGTCACCACGCTCCGCTGCATGGGTACGGTCGCATCCTGAGTATGTCAAAGACCCTGTGAAGTACGAATCAATGCTCCGTGCACACAACGTGGCCGTTGCAGAAGGCTATGCGCCTGATTCGGATGCTTACTTCCAGTTTGTCGAGAGCCGTTTGGGGTTTCGGAACGAACAAAAAGCAGAGGCAGAGCCAGATCCTACAGCGACAGCTGCAAAACCTTCGCAGAAGCGGCAGTCAGCGCCTGCTGCACCGTCTTCCTCGGTGGCTGGTAGCGGATCAGGACGAACATTAGTGGCTCGTTTGTCGTCTGAAGAGCGTGAGATTGCTGAAATGTTGAAAATGTCGCCCGAAGAATACGCAAAACACCGCGAAGATTTGCGTAAAGAAGGCAAAATTCATTGATAGGAGGCCGTAATGGTTCAGAGAAAGAGTGATTCGCAAAATACTGAGGTAACAGAAGACGTTACCAAGGCTGTTGTTGCACCTAGTGCTATTAAAAAGGTGCGTAAAACGGCTAAAGAACGTGCTGCTGAGATCCGCAAGGCTCGTGGCGGCATGGATATGGAAGAAGTCGATCGGTACAAGATCGATATGACCGGTGTTCCCGACGATTGGTCTTATGAATGGAAGCGCAAGACGCTTTTGGGCAAGGAAGATCCCGCATATGAGGTCAATTTGGCCCGTGGCGGTTGGGAACCAGTGCCGGTTGACCGTCATCCTGAGATGATGCCTGCCGGTTACAAGGGCCAAACCATTGAATTGGACGGCATGATCCTCATGGAGCGGCCCAAGGAATTGACTGAGGAAGCTAAGGACATCGAAAAGCGCCGTGCACGTGCTCAAGTTGTCGCTAAAGAGGCCCAGTTGTACGACACTCCAGACGGAACGCTCCCACGTGATGCTGATGCTCGTGTTAAACCGCGCATTAGTAAAAGCATGGAACGCATGAGTATTCCTACCGAGTAATACTTGACCAATACTAAGTGGGTGTTGACAGTTGTTTAATACCCACTTATAAATACTGATACTAACAGCGCCCCCGGTGTGGCGCACTCACAACAGTATGTTGTTTTCTGTCTCGCTCGGTGCGACGACAAAACAAACCCCCTCCCCGGAGTTTCCGACATGGCGAATACTTTTGCGCCGTTTGGATTCAGTCAGACTTCTGGTACCGGCTCTGCTCCTACCTATGAGCAGGTCACAGCTCTGATTGCTTCAAACTACTCAACCCCAATTTTCTTCGGCGATCCCGTGTATCCTTTGAACACTGGTTACATCGCTGGTTCTTCTGTCAGCCCCGGCACCACCCAGATCGCTGGTGTGTTCGTTGGCTGCAAATACCTTTCCGTTTCCCAGAAGCGCGTTGTTTGGTCAAACTATTGGCCCGGCTCTGACGCTAACGGTGACGTAACTGCTTACATCATTAACGATCCGAACGCTCAGTTCCTCGTTCAAGTCGGCGGTTCGTCCAGCACGGGTGTTACGACTGCTAATATTTACGCAAACGTCCAGTTTAACTACGGCACTGGCAACACTGCCAACGGTATCTCTGGCGCTTACTTGGATATTTCTGTCACCCCGACCACCACTGCTACGCTGCCATTCCGTGTTGTTGATCTCGTTGTTAACCCTCCGGGCGCAAACGGCACTTCGGCTGGTGCGTACAACTACGCAATCGTGGCCTTCAACAACGTCAGCACCAAGCAGCTGACTTCAGTTGGCTAATAAGGAGTAAGGACCAATGGCTGTTAATCTTAGTGCCATCAAAGACCTTCTCCTCCCCGGCCTCCGTGGAGTTGAAGGTAAGTACGAGCAGATCCCGTCACAGTATGACAAGATCTTCACCAAGCATGATTCGAAAATGGCTCTCGAACGTACCGCAGAAATGCGCTACCTCGGCTACGCTCAGTTGAAAAACGAAGGCGGCCAGACCAAGTTCGATAACAACGCTGGTGAGCGTTACGTCTACAACCAAGAGCACATTGAAATTGCTCTCGGCTATGCGATTACCCGTAAGGCAATCGACGACAACCTCTATAAAACACAGTTTGCACCTTCCAACCTCGGCTTGATCGAATCGTTCCAGCAGACGAAGGAAATCTACGGCGCTAACGTGTTGAACACTGCAACCACCTACAACTCTGCTGTTGGCGGTGACGGCGTGGCGCTTTGCTCCACTGCCCATCCTATCGACGGTGGTACGGTTGCTAACACCCCCACGACACAGTTTGACCTGAACGAAGCTACATTGCTCAACGCAATGATTGCCATTCGTACGAACTTCCGTGACCAAGCTGGTCTGAAGGTCTTCGCTCGTGGTCGTAAACTGATCGTTCCTCCTCAGTTGGAGCCTATCGCAATTCGTCTGACGAAGACCGAACTGCGCCCCGGCACAGCAGATAACGATGTGAACGCGATTCTGACCACGGCTGGCGGCTTGCCCGAAAGCTACATGGTCAACGACTTCTTGACCTCCGCATATGCTTGGTTCTTGCTGACCAACATTGACGGTCTGTCGTACATGGAGCGCATTCCCTTCGAAACCGATATGCAAGTCGATTTTGTCACTGACAACCTGCTTGTTAAAGGTTACGAGCGTTACTCTTTCTCGTACTACAACTGGCGTTCGATCTACGGTTCATTCCCAACTTCGTAAGATTGGAGACAGCAAATGTCTATTACAGCTTTCTCTGGTCCGGTTATCGCATTTGGTCAAGCGCCTTATGCAGATTACAACCCCGAATTGGGTCCGTCTTTATTCTATGCTGGTGCGGGTCTTCTTGATCCGCGTCAGTTCTACACCTACGAGCCCGGTCAAGGTTTTGGTAATATCACCGCAGGTTTCCTCGGCTTTACCCGCATCTTGACTGTTAACCAAGTCCCTTCCGCTTTGTCTGCAACTAACATTGCCACTTCACAGACCCCTGTGTCTGGCACTGCTGTTACACTCACTGCCGGTACGGGCGTGACTGGTAGCGTTTCAATTGTAAACGCCTCCACAGGTACATCTGTCAGTGGCCTTTTGGCTCTTGATGGTGCAGCTGGGTTGGTTTCTTTCGGCTCTGCTGGCACTGTTCAGTTGTGGGATCCTACCAAGGCTCTTGCTCGGAACGTGCGTATCACTACTGCATCGGGCGATACTGCCGTCTACACTGTTAAGGGTTATGACATCTATGGTTATCCAATGTCAGAAGCCATTACAGCAGCTGGCGCTGGTACTGTCTCTGGCGCAAAAGCCTTTAAGTACATTGCAAGTGTAACTCCAGTCGGCACCGTTGGTGCAACCGTGACTGTTGGTACCGGTGACGTGTACGGCTTCCCTCTGTATTCAGCCTCGTTTAACCCCGGTGCTGATGCTGATGTGGCCATTGCTTGGAACGGCGCTGCGATCACTTCGACAACTGGTTACACTGCTGGTGTTACTACTTCACCTGCAACTACCACCACTGGCGATGTGCGCGGTACTTATGCAGTACAATCGGCTTCAGATGCTACCAAGCGTCTGTTGGTTACCCAGTCACCATCACTTGCCAACATCAGTTCCATCACTGGGCTGTTTGGCGTAACACAAGCGTAGGAGTAGCTTACCATGAAGGGTAAAGCACATCACGGGCACCACGCGCATCATGGGCATCATGCAGGTCATCATGCTCATCACGCCCACCATGCCCACAAAGCACATATGCATCATGGAATGGATGATATGGAAGAAATGAAAAAGCATAACCGCAAAGTGCGTAAGCACGGCGGTAAAACCGAGCACGATCCAGAAGGTCACTTCGACAAAGATCCTCGTCCGCATGACATTTATGCAGGCGCTGGTTCTAACGTAGTGAAGGAAGCGGACGGCAAGAAGCGTGGCGGTCGTGCTAAAAAGCACCTCGGTCATGTCCACGGCATGCATGCTGCAAAGCGTCACGATCGTCCTGCCCGTAAACATGGCGGTCGCGCAGCTTCTGACATGAACCCCTTCTCTTCTGCTCATAAGGGCACCGAGCCCAAAGCTCATAAGTCCTATGAGCCAGAGCGTGACTAATCTGCTTAGTCAGATTTGAAAACAAGCGGGGGGTCTGCAACGGCTCCCCGTTTCCTTTTTAGAGGTTTAAAATGGCAAAGACACCAAGTTGGCAACGTTCCGAAGGCAAATCGCCTTCTGGTGGATTAAATGCGAAAGGTCGTGCCTCGGCCAAAGCTGAGGGTCATAACCTCAAAGCCCCCAGTAAAGACCATGACAATGCTCGGCATAAGTCGTTCTGTGAACGGATGACGGGCTTAAAGCGTAAATTGACTGGTGCGGCTGCGGCTGCCGACCCAAACAGTCGGGTCAATAAGTCGCTACGCAAGTGGGATTGCTAATGACTAAGAAGCCATTTTGGGATACAAAAGCACCAGAAGATCATGTGACAAAGCATTTGTCGCGCAAGAAGATACAGCTGGCTAAGGCTCGTGCACGTGCTGCGGGTCGCCCATATCCAAATCTTGTCGATAATGCCGCAGTAGCGAAGAAGGGTAAGTAATATGGCAGCGTTCTCACAACCCGGCGTTATTTGGCCGTCCATTACACAAAATGGAAAGCATGAGCCATTTGAATTGCAAGTTGGCCGTGGTTTGATTACGAATCACCAGCCGGTTGAAATTTTTGGTTACAGCACTCAAGTAGCGGGTACTGCACTGGGCCCATTGTGGGAAGGTTTGACCCAATCTGGTGGCGCTTACGTTTATCCCGGCTCGGCTATCCCACTTGTATTGTTAAGCGCATCTGGCGCAACGGACGCTGGCTTGATTATCCAAGTGAATGGTTTGGATGCTAACTATAATATCCTTACCGAACTTGCCACGCTCAATGCCTCTGGGACGGTTACGACAACCAATTCCTATTTCCGCATCAATGGCTTGTTTATCACCAACGGCATTAACGCTGGCAACATCACTGCAAAGTCTGCTGGTGGCACTTTGTATGCTCAAATTAACGCTGGCGTTGGTCAAACGCAAATGTCTATCTACACTGTGCCAAATGGGTACACATTCTATTTGACATACATTCAAGCAAACGCGAACGTTGGCTTTACTTCAAGCAATTACATGACATTTGCTGAATATAACAAATTTAACATTGCCAATACAATTCAAGAAAATGGGTACAATTACAATGTAAACGGCAACACGACATTGTTGTCACAGTCCCCATTTGTGCAGATTTTTAACATTCCATACACCGTCCCAGTAGCACATCCGGCAGGTACTGACATTCAATATCAAATGAAGTCCAATAGTGGCGGTCCATTTATTGGGTCAATCTTTGCCGGTGGTTATTTGATCAATAATGCCAATTCAACAACCTTCTAATTGGAGGTTACTATGACAACGAGCGGCACGACTGCATATAATCCAAGTTTAGGCGAGGTCATACTTTACGCTTTTAATATCTGCGATGTACGGCCCACGGCTATCACGCAAGAGCACATGCAAAGCGCGAGGACTGCCGCCAATCTTTTGTTGGCTGGGTGGTCAAACCTTGGTGTTAACCTTTGGGAAGTGCAACTGGTAACCCAGACGCTCACCGTTGGCACGGGAACCTATAATGTTGACCCTAGCACGATCATGATCCTTGATGCCTATGTCGAGGATAGCAGCTCGGGCCAGCCGATTGACCGTTTGATTTTCCCGGTAAGTCGCAGCGAATACGCATCCTATGCAAACAAGACACAGCAGGGAGCCGCTACAGTTTACTGGTTTGATCGATTGATTAACCCTACAATTACGTTGTGGCCTGTTCCTAATGATAGCGCCGTTGTTTTGAAATACTATGTTGTGAAGCAGATCCAAGATGCCAACTTTTCTAACGGTCAAACGCTTGATGTTCCGTATCGTTGGCTCGATGCTTTTGCTAACGGCATGGCTTATCGCCTTGCACGTATTTGGAACAAGCCCATAAGCGCTCAGTTAAAAATTGAGGCGGACGAATCATACAAGATTGCCGCTGATCAAGACACCGAGTACGTTTCTTATTACATTTCACCGATGATTTCTGGCTATTACAGGTAGGTTATGGCATGGCCTACGCATCCAAGGCTGGTAGAGCAAGGGTAAGTTCGAGAAACCCGCAGGCGTTTGGTGTCTGCGATCGTTGCTCCATGTGGTACAACCACGTTGATCTGCGCTGGCAATACCAATGGGCCGGTGCCAAGCTCAACAACATCCGTCTTTTAGTGTGTCAGCATTGTTATGATGAGCCTCAGCAGCAAAAACGCGCTATTGTTTTGACCGCAGATCCGTTGCCAGTCATCAATGCCCGTGTTGAACCGTATGCACAGGACGAAACCAATTACCACACGACTGTTGTGCCGCCGATTATTGACCCGATTACAGGTTTGAACGTGGCGCAAGGGCAAAACCTATTGACGCAAGATGGCCAATATATGGTTGAGCAGCCTGTCGGTAAACCGAATGGCCTCGAATCATATGCCATATCGCCATTAAACGGGTCAGTGCATTATGGTGTGGTGTTACCTTTGCTTTCTGTCAGTTCGGACGGGTCAAACAAAGTAACTGTTACATGTAACGGCGTTCATGGCCTGTCTACAAATGACCAGATAAGTATTGAAGACCTTGCAAACACCGATGCATGCGGCTTTTACAGCGTAACCGTAACAACGGCGACAGCATTTACTTATCTCACGGCTAAAACTATACCTTCAGCAAGCCTCTTGCAGTCGCAAACAGTGGCGAAAACTGTTATAGTCGGGCTTCCATATGGCTTTGATCAGATACCGTTGGTGGGTTAGTACGCATGTCTAATACAACAATCCTCAATTTACCTACCACTGCATCCCTCACTGGGTCGGAATATCTTGAGGCTGTACAGGGCAACACGTCTGTTCGTGTTACGTCCCAGCAGATTGCTAATCTGAACACAAACACTGGCACTGTTACATCAGTCACAGCCAGTGCGCCTTTGTCTGGCGGCACAATCACCACCAGTGGCACCATTGGGCTGCAATCAAGTGGGGTTACCAATGCCTATCTTGCGCCGATGGCAACGCTTACGATCAAAGGCAACAACACTGGCGGGTCAGCTAATCCGCAAGACCTTACAGGGGCTCAGGTTCTATCGCTTATTGCGGGTGCGCCTCTTGCGTCACCTGCGTTCACTGGAACGCCAACTGCTCCAACTGCACTGAGCAGCGACAACAGCACAACTATTGCTACAACTGCTTACGTCAAGAGCCAAGGGTTCGGATCTGGTACCGTAACAAGCGTCACAGCTGGTAGCGGGTTGAGCGGCGGCACAATCACCACATCGGGGACAATTTCATTACCGCCAACCGGTGTCTCAGCCGGATCTTATGGTGACGCTACTACGGTAGGCACCTTCACTGTTGATGCTTATGGCCGGATGACGGCGGCTGGATCTGCGACAATCACACCTGCCGCAATCGGCGCTGTACCAACAAACAGAACTATTTTTGCTAGTACTGGTTTGACCGGTGGTGGTGATCTGTCAGCCAATAGAACTATTGCTCTGGCTCCTATCACGAGCGGGTACATTCTTGCCAACGAATCAGGAAGCATTGCCTCTCCCACGGGCGTATCTCTTTCGTCACTTATTGACTATGCAATTGGCAACACGCAGGGCCAACTTCTTTATCGCGCAGCTGGTCAATGGCAGCCATTAAACCCCGGCACATCGGGGCAGTTGTTGCAGACAGGCGGCGCAGGCGCAAACCCATCATGGAAAACAATTACGGGGGCTGGCACAGTCACCAGCGTTGATGCTTCAGGTGGCACTACTGGCTTGTCGTTTACTGGCGGCCCCATTACTGTTTCTGGTACATTAACGCTTGGGGGCACACTTGGTACAGCGAATGGCGGAACTGGTCTTACAAGCTTTACAAGCGGTGGCGCTCTGTACGCTACTTCTACTTCTGCATTAACCACTGGAACGCTTCCTGTAGCGTCAGGCGGCACGGGTGTTACGACATCAACAGGTAGCGGATCTGTTGTTCTTAATAATTCCCCAACTTTTGTTACTCCCGCCTTGGGTATTCCATCCTCTGTTGTTTTATCAAATGCGATAGGGTTGCCGCTTACGTCTGGCGTTTCTGGGATTTTGCCAGTTGCAAATGGTGGGACGGGCGTAACAACATCGACCGGTTCTGGTAGCAATGTTCTTTCTAATTCCCCTACATTGGTAACGCCTAACTTGGGTGTTGCAACGGCAACTAGCGTTGCAATGACAAGCGGCACAATCACCACCACGCCGACCAACAATAACGACATTACAAACAAAGCATATGTTGATGCTGCGGTTAGCAACGTCAATTATCATGCGGCTTGTAACTACGCGACTACCGCCGACCTTGGAACTGTTACCTACAACAATGGATCTTCTGGTGTAGGGGCTACGATCACCAAAACAGCTCCATTTGCAACGCTTGCGATTGATGGTGGCAATCCTACTGTCACTCAACGTATTTTGGTCAAGGACGAGACAAGCGGCCAATACAACGGTATTTATACCGTAACAAATGTCGGTTCTGGGTCTACTGGATGGGTTCTTACTCGCGCAACTGATTATGACCAAACCGGCACGGGTACAAACGAAGTTGCGCCGGGCGATACGACATTTGTTGTTTCTGGAACAAAAAATGGTGGGACACAGTGGGTTCAAACCACAGACTTCCCAATTACGATTGGTACGACACCACTTACATTTGTGCAAATCGCTGGCCCGGGCGTTTATACTGCTGGCACGGGCCTTACTCTTTCCGGCAACGCATTTAGTATTACAAACACGGCTGTTACAGCCAATTCTTACGGGTCTTCGACCGCTATCCCGACCTTTACGGTCAATGCTCAGGGCCAGTTAACTGCGGCATCTACAGCGGCTGTTATTGCGCCTGCTGGCACGTTAACGGGTACAACCCTTAATAGTACGGTTGTATCATCATCTTTGACCAGCGTTGGAACAATTGCCACGGGTGTTTGGCAGGGTACGACAGTTGGTATTGCTTATGGCGGTACGGGCCAGACGACAGCTGGCGCGGCTTTCAATGCATTGTCGCCAATCACGACTACCGGCGATTTGATCATCGGTAACGGGTCAAACTCAGCCACCCGCCTTGCAATTGGCTCAAATACTTACATTCTTACGTCAAATGGAACTACTGCTTCGTGGCAGCCACCACCTGCAACTGGCGTGACAACGATCAGTTTCGGCACAACTGGCCTTACACCATCAACCGCGACAAGTGGGGCGGTAACGGTTGCCGGTACGCTCAATGTGGCCAATGGCGGCACTGGTTTGACCAGTTTGACCGCCAACTACATCCCGTATGGGAACGGCACAAGCGCATTAGCCAGCACTTCTACGTTTACATTTGATGGCACAACTCTAGTTTCGCCAGCGCATTCATTAAACCTGTCGGCGCTTACATCGTCGAACACCAGCAACTTCCAAATCGGTGGTCCGCTTGGGTTTAGCGACACTGGCATTACCAATAACACTGTTGGCACCACAAACAATTATTTGCAGTCTGTTATTCAAAACAAGTCAAACGGCGCATCTGCATCAGCTGAGTTCATTGTTTACAATGACATTGGTACGGCTTCGACAAACTATGCCACTGTCGGCATTAACTCATCTGGTTATACCGGCACTGGATCTATCAACGCCCCCGGCTATGGGTATTTCTTGACAGGCAGTACCGACCTTGTTTTGGGCACTATTGCTTCCAATTCAATTCATTTGACTGTTAACAGCAGCGCAACTGATTCCATGTTAATTACTGGGTCAACTGGCATTGTTTCGTTCCCCGGCACCAATGCTATTGTTCTGCCTGTCGGCACCACGGCCCAGCAGCCAACTGGTGCTACCGGGATGATTCGGTTCAATAGCACCAAAACGGCGTTTGAAGGTTACAATGGCACATCGTGGACATCCATCGGTGGCGGCGCTACAGGTGGGGGAACTGACGCAATTTTCTACCTCAATGGGCAGACAGTGACGACAAACTATAGTATACCTAGTGGTCAGAATGCTGGCACTTTCGGACCAATTTCTGTAAATGCCGGAGTTACAGTTACTATTCCTGCTGGTTCAACTTGGTCAATCGTATGAAGTATTATACTTATACTCACGCTACTCCAAACGGTGACATTTTTTATGTCGGGAAAGGCACGGGTTATCGTGCATATTCTTCGAACAAGCGTCCTATTATCTGGAAGATGAAGTTAGAAGATTTTGGTGGGATAAACATCAAGATTGTGCAGCAATTTGACAATGAATCTGATGCATTTGAACATGAAAAAATTTTGATAGAGCATTATACAAGTATAGGATGTAGTTTGATAAATAAGACACTGGGCGGAGCTGGGCCATTGGGGTATTGTTTGTCAGAAGATGCTAGAGAACATAAACGGATGTTGATGACAGGGTATAAATACAAAGAAATTACATGCCCTCATTGTAACACAAAAGGCGGGGCAACTTCTATGAAGCGGTGGCATTTTGAAAAATGCACTGGGGCAAAGATTTACAAATCACGTGCAACCATCAATGGTAAACGGGTGTTTTTAGGTAACTACGCTACGCCAGAAGAGGCAATGATGGTCAAACGTAAATTTTTAGCGGAGGCTGCATAATGCCGATTAAACTGAACGGGTCCACATCCGGGTACACGCAATTGCAAGCGCCAGCAACCGCTGGCAGCAACACCCTTACATTGCCTACAAACAACGGTACAAATGGGCAATATATGCAGACTGACGGTTCTGGTAACCTGTCGTTTGCAACCGTAACTATACCTTACCCCGGTTTCTATAATATGTCCGTTGGGACATATACAACTGCATCCAATTCTTCTGGCTCTTCCCTTGTATGGAACAGCAACGGCAACCTGACTTGGACAGTACCAACGGGCATCACAGTCGCTAAATTTACCCTTGTAGGCGGCGGTGCTTCTGGCGGTGTATCGGCATCCGCACAGGCAAGTGGAGGCGGTGCTGGTGGTATTGCTATCAAAGTTGTAACAGGTTTGACCCCGGGCGCTACAATCGCAATCCTTATTGGCGCAGGCGCTAGTGGCGGTGCTGGTGGTAACTCTACAGTAGGATCTCCAGCAAACTTGGTTGCAAACGGCGGCGCAGCAGCTGCTACAGCTGGTGCCATTTCAGTGTTGGGCGGCACCGCAACGGGTGGCACGATTAACATCCAAGGTGGATTTGGTATGCCCGGGTTTACTTGGAGTGGTATTGGTAGCAATTGCGGGAACGGCGGTTCAAACATGTTTGGCGCAGGTGGTGCCAATACCTCAATCAACCAAGCGACTGGCGGTAGCGGCACGGGATATGGCGCTGGTGGCGCTGGTGGTCTTTCGGCAGCTGGTGTGGGTACTGGCGGTCTTTGCATTATTGAGTTTTAAGAGGGTAACATGGCAGTTACAATTAACGGTAGTACTGGCATATCAAACGTAAACGGCACGGCTGCTGCGCCTGCGGAAAGCTCTGGTGCGGGTAACACTGGCCTGTATTTCCCTACAACAACATCTGTCGGTATATCCACCGCTGGCACAAATGCGTTGTACATTGATGCGTCTCAGAATGTGGGGATTGGGACGACATCGCCTGTAAATACGCTTACAGTAGGTGGAAACGGTATTACTCTTTACAATTACTATGGAGCATATTCTGCAAACTCTTATTACAATGGCGGCTGGAAGTATGTTTCTAACGGCGTGGCTTGGGGCATTGGCAACAATTTTGGAGGCATAACTAACGGCGTAACTATTGCAGTTGCGGCTGTAAATGCCGGTGGATCTGGTGCTGCACTAACATGGAACCCCGCGTTTAACATTGACACCTCCGGCAACGTAGGGATTGGGACAACATCGCCTGCCGCCAGAGTTGATAGCGTGGCGGATGCTTCCAGTAACGCTTATAGGGTGAGGGGGAGAAGTTCTGATAGCATTGGATCTATACAGTTTACCGACAACGGAGCAACGACTGAATATGCTTATGTAAGATCACCTGCTGCCAATACTTTGTCTTTTGGAGCTGGCGGCTCCGAACGTATGCGTATTGACTCCTCCGGCAATCTGCTGGTGGGGTATACGTCATCAAACGGCTCATACAAATTACAAGTCAATAGTCAAATATTTGCTACATCTTCTACGATTGCAACTTCTGATGCAAAT